TGGCAAAAAATGTTAAAACATCTAACTCTACTAAATCTATTTCAACCTCAAAACCATTTTCTTTATAAATATTAAAAATAAATAAATCAGCATCCTGTTCTTGAAATTTTATTTTTCTTCTTTCTACTTTATCTTGATTCACCTTTTCTATAAACAACTTTTTGATCTTTTCTTTATCTAATTCTTTTACTCTTTCTTTTAACTTAAAAAAAAGTTTTTCTCTTTTTGTCTTTGGTGTTTCAACTACTTGCTTTGGTTCTGCCTCCTTTTCTCTTTGCCTTGCCTCAAATATTTCTTTTAACGATTGAAAATCACCCATTTTGCCCACCTCCTTTCTCTCTTTGTCGTGCTTCATATATTTCTCTTAATGAAACACCGGTTTTTTCAATTGTTAATCTTTGCGGTCTTCTTTTAAAATCTCTCTCTAAAGCATTTCTTAAAAACGCCTTATAGTTTTTATACCTTTTTCCGTGTGCTTGGCAGTAGTTATAAAGCTGTTCAGCTTTCCTTATAATTTCTTCTTTTGACGCTTGATAGATGGAGTAGAATTCGTATAAGTCTTCTTGTGGAATTTTAATTAAATAATTGATGGAGGTATACTCTCTCTCTAATATATATATATTCCTTTCATTCTTATCATTCTTATCATTCTTGTTTGTTGTTAGTTGTTTGTTAGTTGTTTGTTGATTGTTTGTTACTTTGCTTGTTAGTTTGCTTGTTAGTTTTTTCTCTTCACTTTGATATTGGTCGTAATTGACAATCTGAATTATACTAAACTTGTTTGTTGATTTGATTGTTATTGTGTTTGTTGATTTTAGGATAGTGAGGGCAGTGCGGATTGATTGGATTGATATACCAGTCTCTTCTGAAAGTTTGTTCAATCCAGTTATAAATTCACCTCTTTTAATTGTTATTTCTTTTCCGTTCCAAAAAAATTTATTTTCTTGATGATTTGCTTTAATTAAAAGATGAATAAATAAATGGACAACGGTGCTTCTTTTGTAATACCAAGAGGTATTTATAATTTTTCTATGTAGTTTTATCCAACCATTATCGGGTTGTGGATTTTTTTTCTGTTCTTCCATATTCGGTTGATTTTAAATAATAATAAAGGTCTAAAACCAATTGTTCATATATTGCAATAATTTCGTCTAATCTTCCTTCATTAATAGCCCGTTGAAGTGGTAGTTTATTATTTATTTGGTTAAAAGTTAATGAAGTGTCTGATATTTTATTAAGAATGGATTTTAAGATTTTTGCTTTTGCTTCTTTTTGAAGTTCTCCCATATTTATTATTCAATTGTTAATTAAATCACTATATCACAAATTACTCCATTTGTCAAGCAAATCTGTAGCGGGCCTCTTTTTTTAATGAATAGTAACACTTTTTTTATTTTTTGTTACTTTCAAAATTTTTCGTATATAAATTGTATACGAAATTGCTTCCTTTTTTATCCCTCCCTGCCTTTTTCAGACAGGGCCGAGCAGGGATAAAGAAGAAAACAATTACTCGTCGCACCCCAGCGAGCGGTGATGTTTTAACTATACCAAACTTTTTTATTTTTTTCAATTAAAAAACAAAAAACACCCAAAAAAAGCGCTCCCGTTATGGGAGCGCCTTTGTTTAAGGGGCTGAAAATCTAATACCCAGCCCCCTTATAAATTCTTTTTCTTGTTTATAATTCAATCTTATTCCGAAAAAGTTCGCCCCCCTGAGGTTTGCACCCCAGAGGTCTGCATGAGTTAGGTCTGCTTCCTCAAGGTTGGCTTCCCTAAGGTCAGCGACCTTAAGGTTGGCCAACCTTAGGATTGCCCCTCGAAGGTTGGCTCGCCAGAAGCAGGCCCCTTCGAGGTTTGTGAAAATAAGTTTAGCCCCTTCGAGGTTGGCCAAAGTGAAATCCATCCCCCGAAGGTCTAAACCGCTTAAGTCGACCCCTCGGAGGTCTGCCCCCCGAAGGTCGACAAATTCTAAGTCCATATTGCGGAGGTCTTCCTCCCGCAGATCTAGACCTCTCCAATCGAACTTACTCATGAATTTGTTTTTTTTCATATTTTTTTAATTTTAACTTATAACTAATTTAATTATAAACACATCTTATCTAATTTGTCAAGGGGTATTTTATTTATATTTTTACAATGGGCTAAAATTAAATAAAGTTGAAAAAAAAGAGATTTTATGCTTTAATAAATTAAAATGAAAATAGATTTTAATTCGCCATTTGGACTTAGCACAGAAATGAAGGAATTTTATGAGAAAAGAGCAAAAATTAAATTAAAAGAAATTTTAAAAGAAAGTATTTCTAAAAAAATCCTCGAAGCCTTCGATTCAATCATAGAGGAAATGGCGGAAGAAATTTTAAAAAAATATGATATTAAATGGTTTCTTCAATATAATTCAGAAAACAAAGAAGACGGCTATTTAGTAGCAAAATTTGTTGCTAAAAATAAAGATGAAAGGTTATTATAAAAGAAAACTCCTAAAATATATTTCAACGAAATGTTTTTATTGTTCTAAAAAATTCAAAAATAAAAAAGCTCTCTCAATTCATCAAACAAAATGCTTTACTAAATTTTTTTATCAGGCAAAAATAGTTTTTATAAAGCGTAAATATTTAAATGAATTTTTAAAGATTTTTGAAGAAATACTTATCCCCGCCTCACATTATTCTTCAGAAGAATTAAAATTTTCCCATAAAGGAGAAATTGGATTTTTGAAAGGTATGAGGATTGTAGTGGAAGAAATTTTTTTTTCTTGACAACTACGATATACTTTGTTATAGTTTTTTATATGATGCTCTCTTTTATTGCCGAAATCAAAGAAGTAAAACAGCAAAAGTTGGTTTCTCTTGATAATCAATACTCCATTAAACTTATAACCGATGATAGTAAAATATTAGATTTAGGAAAACTGCCACCAGATACTTTAGTAAAAGTTAATATTGACATATATGACGAAGGAAGAAATTAAAAATCTACCAAAACCAGTAAAGGAAGCTATCGCCCACGCCTACAAAGAATTAGGTTTTTCTATTCGTAAAATTGCCGAAATAATGGGAATAGATAAAGATACTGTATTGCGTTATCAGAAAAAAGAATTAAATGAAGAGTGGGGACAATTTGCGGATGCGATAAAAAAAATTTACCTTGAACAAGACTTTGAATTAGCCCAACTTGCCTATAAAAAAATGAAGGAAAAGATTGGAAAAGCAAAATTTTTTGAGTTAGTTGGACTCTATAAAACTGTAAGAGAATTACAAAAACCTCAAACCCCGCTTGTAGTCAATCAAACTATTTTCACCCAACTCAAACAAAAATATGGCGAGCTTTAAAGAAAAAGCACACATATATGTAAACTTCATCAAAGACAATTTTATGATTGTCGCAAAAGATGGGACGGTTAAAAGATTTTATGAGGAAAAAAATCACTGGAGAATACAAGAAGATTTCATTTTAAACAAAGCCACAGGACGTGATGTTGTTTTAAAACCAAGACAGTTAGGATTTTCCTCAATAATTCTTGCTATTTTCACAACAGACTTTCTTCTCAAAGACAACTCATACTCTATGGTTATAGCTGATAAATCAGACAATGCTGAAGATTTATTAGCAAGAGTGAAGTTTTACATAAAGTCATTTAAGGAAATAAACCAAGTAAAATTGGATTTAAAATACAACTCAAAGTATGAGCTTTATAATGAAGCAATAAACTCAACCTATAAAATAGGAACAGCAGAGAATAAAGAGGTTGGAAGAAGCAAAAGTCTTACAGGACTTCATTTATCAGAATTTTCCTTCTACCAAGACCCAGAAGCAATCTTGCGCTCTGCTTTACAGGCAGTAGTCCCAGATGGAAAAATATTTATCGAGACAACAGCCAACGGCTTCAATTTTTTCAAAACATTTTGGGAGGAGTGTAAAAGAGGGGAGCGACCATTTAACCCTTTGTTTTATAAAGCCTCTGATTTTTATTCTCAAGACTTTTTAAATCAAAAAAAACTTGAATTAAAAGAGTTTTTTTCTCAAGAATACCCCGAAACAGACATTGAGGCGTTTATCTCAAGCGGACAAAACTATTTTGACAAGCAAGCGCTAAAATGGTATTTGGAAAACTTTAAAGAGCCAATTAAAAATGATTTAAACTATGTTTAAACAATACCGACCGATAGAGCGGGGTGAGTTTATAGTCGTTGGTGTTGATACCGCTGCTGGTGGCGGTGATTATACTGCTGCCCAGTTTCTTTCAAAAACAAAGTTAGATGTTCCTTTAGTTTATCACTCACCAATAATAACAACCGAATTTACTAATCTTTTAGTTCCAGTTTTAGAAAAAATATATGACAAAACAGGAATAAAGCCAGTGGTTTCGTATGAAAGAAACAACGGTGGTGCTTTTGAGATGGATAGGCTTTTGGCAATGAATAGATTTAATAAATATGACCTATTCAAGATGCCTACATTTGGACGAGAAGATCCACCAGAGGCAGTTCAATACGGCTGGTCAACCTCATCATCAACAAGACCAAAGATGCTTCAAGATTTAAAGCAGGCGATTGATAAAAAAGTCATAAGAATTTATGACAAAGAGACTATAAACGAGTTGTATTCATTTGTTGTTGTTCAAACCTCCTCCTTTTGGAAAGCGCAGGCGGATAAGGGAGCAAAAGATGATTTGGTTATGGCGTTGGCTATTTCATACCAAGTCTCTTTATTTGCCAAAGAACCAGTTTCAGAAAAGAAAGCACAGGAATATTTTGAGCACTTGGAAGATTTACATAAAAAGTTATTTGACGAGCAGGGATTTTATTAATATGGACGACAAAATTTTTGAAATTTTAAAAAACGTCCCAGTTGAAACAAAAAAGTTTATCCTTGATTTATTAGCCATATCATATGGGGTAGAGTATGGAGTATTCAACTTAAAGCTCAATATCCATCGAAAATCCATAAAGAAAGCAGAGTTTAAAGGATGGAAAACAATTACATACGGAAAATCGGAAGAAGACCAGCAAAGGGCAATAAAAGACTTGGCAGAGAAAATAGCAACAGCCAAAAAAAACAAACAAAACTGCAAACTTCATTTTTTAGTTGACTTAAAAGGAGGTTATATTACAGGAATTTACTGGGATAGTTTTTATGAAAAAATATATTCCCCTTGACAAGTAAAAAATGTTTTGATACATTTTTATTAGGTTAGGTGTAGTCTTTGTGACTACACCCCGCACCACGCACAACTAAAAGCGTGGTTTTTTTTGTATATGGACACCGAGAAACTCATAAAACAATTTGAAATCGACAGACAGGCTTACTCCAAAATATTTTCTTCATTTGATGAAAAAGAAAGGTTTTTGAAAAATGAAATAGTCGATAGTGGTAAAGAAATTTTAAAATCACAAGTGTTAGACCAAACTTTAATGACGGCTTTAATAAGACGAGCCAATCAAGTGATGGCAAAGATGCCAACTGGTGCGGTTAGGGTTTTGTCAAAAGAGGATAAAGGAAAAGGAATTTTTTTAAACTTAATTTTAGACCACTATATTATTCCCAATGCCAACTCACAGGCTGATATTTACACAAAATTTTGGTTGATGGAGTTTTTATCGCTAATTTATGGGAAAATAGATGTTTTAGTTGACTGGGTGGTAAAAGAAGAATACACGGGACCAGACTTTTTCTTAATCCCACCAAAGTTAGGGATACCTGAACCTGGCGTTATTTCAGTTAATGATATGTCTCGTTATTTTGTTATATCATACGTTTCAGAAGATTTTTTAAAAAGAAGAAAAGGATTAAAATTTTGGAAAAACATTGATAAAGTCCTTGAAGAAGGAAAAAAGAATAAAACAGATGAGAGAGAAACGTCAACATTAAAAGAAAGAGAAGACAGTGATTTATACAAAGACCAGTATGAGTTAATTACTTTGTATACCCCAAAACGCTGGATTACTTTTTCAAGACAAGCAAAAGTTATATTGAGAGACATAGACAACCCCCATCAAAATAAAAAACTGCCAATTGTCTCAAAGGTGTGTTATCCCACTCTTGATAGTTATTTTGGAATTTCGGAATATGACAGAAACATCAGCCAGCAAAAAGCACTAAACTCAACTATTAACCTATCGTTGGATGCCTTAAAAAAACATCTTTATCCTCCAACTAAAATTTACCCAACAGACGTTCATATGCCATCTTTTTCTTTATCACCTGGTGCAGTATGGGTTTTGAAAAATCCTAATCCAAACGCCATCGTTCAAGAGCATTTCTCACCAGCCCCGCTTCAAACCTTTAACGCTTTATATGGAGTTTTAAAAGGAGCACTGCTTTCTTCTCTTGGCACAACTGACACAACTATTTCTTCCTCAATCGAACCAGCACAGGGAAAAACACCAGAGGCTTTGCGAATGCAACAGATGTTTATATCCTTAAACACTTCATTTGATAGAAAGATGCTGGAGCAAGCAATTACTGAGATTTACGATAGGTTTTTAGACCTTTTGACCCACAAACAAGAGGCTGATATTGAGTTTGATATTTTTGGTGATGAGTTTAAGATGATAAAAAAAAATTATCCTGATATTTTAGAGTTGTATGAAAGCAAAGAAGGTGGAAAAATTAGGATTAAAAACAAAGATATTAAAAACTTATCAGTTAAATTCTTTATCGACGCATCATCGACAATGAAACAGGATGAGGTGGTTGAAAATCAAAACCTAACTTCTATTTTAGGATTTTTCCTAAGACTGCCTGGCTTTTTAGAGCAAGTAGCCCAACAGGGGAAGGCCAGGTATGGTTCAGTTGAGATTGATTTTGCCGAGTTTGTAAAAAGATTGATTCAAACAGCAGGAATTGAAGAATATGATAAAATTATAAAAGAAGTACCAAAAGAAATACTTTCGCAACCACAAGAGGCAATCTCACAACCCTCGCAACAAATTGAAAATTTACAATTTGAAGAAAATCCTTTAGTTGCTAATTTACCAGAAGACCAAAAAAGATTGTTTTATGAAGTTATTGCAAGATAAATATGCTAAAAGGGCAACAGGCAGTACCACCGGTGGCAACTTGGACGGTTGCTGATTTTATTAATAAGGTAAAAGACGCAAGTTATGAGGAAGTGGTTGAAAAAGCGGAAAAAGAAGATGAAGAGGTATTAAATTTGCTTGGTAATAAGAGTTTTGAAAAGTTTAAAGAGCTGGTTGAAAAAAGAATAGAGTTTTTGAAAAATTTGGTTGACCCAGAAAGCAAAACATCTTTGGTTGATATTAATGATACGCCAGACAGGATTGGAATGAAGTATTTAATAATCTCATTTGCTATTTATCAACTAAGACAAATGATAAATTTACCAGAAACAATAAATGAAGCCAAAAAAGCAGGAGGAAAAATTGGAGAATTGGGAAACGATTAAAGAGTTTGATTTAGATGAGATAAGAGCGGAGGCTAAAAAACAGGCGCTTTTAAAACATCGGTGGGTTCAAAAAGGAATATGGCTTGTGTGTAAAAGCTGTAAATTTAGACACGGCTTTTATGTTGGGATAAATAAAGTGTTAGTGGGGGTTGATGAAGAGGGAAACCCAATTTTAAAGGACAAAAAAGAAGTCTTTAAATAATAAAGACTTTTTTCTTGTTCTTTAAAAGAACAAGGGAGCGGCCGACCAATCCTTAAATGGTCAGTTAAAAATTAAAACTTAAAACATATGGCAGACGAAGAAAAAAAGGTGGAAGAGGTTGCCACCACCTCCTCGCCAGAGGAAACAAAAAAACCTCAAGTTGAAACCGAAACACAATCGAAAAAAGAAGAAACATTACAAGAACCTTTACAAAAAGAGGGTGAAGAAGTCGAACCAAAGAAATCAAGACTGGAAAAAAGAGTGGAAGATTTAGAAAAGAAAAAGCAAGGGATTGAAAGTCTTTTGGAGGTTTTAAATCAAAAAAGAAAAGAAAGCGAGTTAGTCCAAAGAGCGGAAATTCCACCAGAGTTTTTGCAAGAAGAAAATCCGCAAGTGCCACCGATTTTACAACCAGGTGAGACAGAGATATCACCTGATGAGCTTGAGCAAAGAATTGCTTTAAGAGAGCAGGCTTTGCGAGAGCAGATTAAAAACGAGGTAAGGAAGGAGTTGGAAATGAGGCAAAAGAGGCAAGAGTATGTTCAAGCAATGCAGTCTCATCTTGACGAGTTGGAAGAAGTAAAAAAACTTCCAATGATGGAAGATGAGGATTTTGCCAATGAAGTAAAAGAGTTATACGAAAAAAACAGCTTTATTTTAGGTCTAGATGGACAAAAAGTCTTTATTGGAGCAGTTAGACCAAAAGAAGCGTATGAGTTGGTAAAGCAAAAGTTTGAAAGATTAAAACAAAAGTTATCGGGCCAGGTGGCACAAAGATTAACTGACCAAATTAGCAGTTCGGCAGTTTCACCCTCGCTGCAACCACAAGAGCAGGAGGTTCCCATAGAGGAATTGAGAAAAAATCTTTGGGAAAATCCTGGCAAAGTGGCATCCATCCTTGAAAAAAAGCTAATTAAAAGTTAAAAGTTTCAAGGAAAGGGGGTGAAAAAATAATATGGCAGTTCAGACAACCTCAACGCTACCTGGAGAGATAATGACGTATTATGAAAGTAAATTTTTAGAAAGAGGTAAATACGAGCTTTTACATGGTGAGGGAGCTCAGAAAAACACCCACCCAAAAGGGAAGGGTAAAACGATTCAGTGGAACAGATACGCTCCTTTACCACCAGCAACGACACCGCTTACTGAAGGAAACAACCCAGCAGAGGTTAACATTAGCTCAACGCAAGTGACTGCTACTTTACAAGAGTATGGAAGCTCTATAAAAATCAGTAAACTTTTGAAATTAACCTCTGTTGATGAGGACGCAGTTGAAAAGATTGAACTTCTTGGGCAGAATATGGGCGAAACCATTGATACTTTAGATAGGGAGGCTTTATTTACTGGAGCAACCGTGCAGTTGGCTGGCGGCAAAACCAGTTTGTCTAATATTACCGCTTCTGATATCTTAACAGTTAATGAAGTAAAAAAAGCTGTTAGAACCCTTAAAACAAACAAAGCTATAAAGCACCCAGATGGATTCTTCATTGGTAAAATTGGGCCAGCCACCGAGTTTGATTTAACAGGCGATACAACTTGGGTAAATGCTGCAACATACTCCGATGTAAAAAAACTTTACAGAGGAGAGGTGGGTGCTTTGCATGGGGTAAGATTTGTAAACGTAACTAACCAGAAATCTGAAAACTCAACCGTGGTTGTTTACTCCAACTTTATCCACGGTGCTTTTGCTTTTGCTAAATATAATTTGGCTGGAGACGTGCCAAAGCTTTACATCAAAACCCCAAACGAGCACGACACCTCAAACGCAGCTGATAGATACTCGGTTATCTCCTGGGCTGGTTCTTACGTTGCTAAGGTTTTGATTTCTGAGTGGGTTATAAACGTTAAAACAGCCGCATCAGCATAAGATTTTGCCAGTTGGAGGGTAGTTTTCTACCCTCCAGAAGCAAATTCTTATGAGAAAAACAACTAGAGATTTAGATTTAGCCTCTCTTGAAAAGGGGGTTTCAAAAGCAAAAACAACGGAAGGAAAAATTCATAGAAAAGCGATACTGGAGGCAGTATATGAGCAAATGAAAGACCCGTTTTTAGAGAGAATGAGGGTTGCTTTAATTGATGCCTTAAAAAGAAAAGATATGATAAAATTTAAAGAGATTGAAAGAAAGGTAAAAGAATATGCTCGCTCAAGACATTTTATTGAAAATCAAATTAAAGCAAGGGCAAGGATTTCGAAAAAAGAAGCAGATTTGTTTGTTAGAAAGGAGGTGATACCATATGGAGAATAAAAAACAGGAAGAAAAAAAGGCTTTAACTTTAAATGAGGCAATAATGAAAGTAAATGAAATAATGATTTCAAGACCAGCGCTTTTAAATATTTCACTTACCGAAGAAGGAGGGGCCCATACATATAAATGGGCTGAAAATGATAAAGAGGCAAAGAAAAAAAGAAATGAAATAAGAGAGGTATTAAAAGAAGCTTGGCAAAATGGGGCTTTAAATTATCAAATGATTGCTGATAAATTAAGAGTGGATGTTTTATCAATCCAGGCCTTAATTGATGAAGATTTTTTATTTAATTATCCGCATCTAAAATAATTGATTCTTGATTTTTATAATTATTTTTGCTATTATTTTTTTGATTACGATTTTTTTAATTTGAAAAGTGTGGCAGCGGAGGTACTCCCAGCCTTTCCGTTTCCCTTAGTAATAAGGTTTGCGAATAAAAACGGCTTAACAATTGGGAGGGCGACCGAGACTCATCCAGACGCAAGATGAAAAGTAAAAATACTTTTGAATAAGTGAAAAACCCAAGCACACTCCTCGTGCCAGGAAACAGAGGAGAGATGGGGTAGCGATAGGGAGAAATAAGGTAGGATTGTAGGGAGGTGTCAACAACCTGCTTGCGGAGGATAGATCGAGGGAAGCCAAGGGCGTCAAGCAACGGGAGAGTAGAGTAAGAGGGGGAAGGGGGAGGCATAATATACACGTCGTTTAATGTAAAATTGAGGCTAATTTTAACATCATTTTACGACGTTATATTAAAATAATTAAGTAGCCCAAAGTTTTTCACGAGGACACCATTTTACTTCTATTTGATACTCTTTTACCAGTCTTTTAATAATTAAAGCAGTCAGTCTCAATCTTTCCTCTTTCACTTTATAATTTTCCATAGCAATTCCAACCATAAGTTTACTATCCGAATAAATTGTTTTTATTCCTTTTTTATATGCCTCAACAACAGCAACAAACAAAGCAAATAGTTCAGCCTCATTATTAGTATTATCATCACTATCAAGGGAAAGTATTATTCTTTCATTTGGAGAAAAGTTAATTTTAGCTGTTGCTCTTCCACGAGGATGCCCAACTTTAAAAAAGAAAGGATTAGTAATTAAACTACCATCGCAGTGTATTGCTTTTTCCACTCTATAAGCATACCATAAAAAAATCCCCTTGACAACCATAAGTTATTTTCGTATATTTATATATAGGTTTTCCTTTTCAAAAGGCAACCAAAAAGCAGGCAAGTTATTGTCTGTTTGAGGTTGCCTTTTTTTTATGAGTTTTACTTTAAAAATATGGTAAAAAAAATGAAACCAAAAGGTAAAAGAGGTTTAGCAATGGTTAAGAAACTGGGTAGAAATTACAAAACAGGAATGTTTGAAAAAATAGCCAAAAAAGCCGCCAAAAAATATCGTTCAAAAAAAGTGGGAGAGAAAGTTGCGGCAGCGGTTTTTTGGAAAAAAGCAAAAAAAAAGAATTGCTAAAAGTTTATAAAGTTATAAGTTTGATATAGTTTGATTTTGATATGGAAGATAAAGAAAAAAAAGAGCTAAAAGGGAAGGCGCTAATTATGGAGGCTTTAACTTCCTCCATAGCCTTTTACCGAACGCTTGAAAGAGCTTTTTTTCAAGAAAAAAGCAAAAAAATAGCAAACAGAATAGGCTTTCTTAAAATCGCAATAAAAGAATTGGAAAAATTAAAAGAGTAAAATTTTTGCTAAAAAATGAAAAAACTTTTTCTAATTTTAATTATTAGTTTTTTATTGTTTAAAAATAATACTATGCCATTATTCAACATTCATCCTGGTGCTTGGGGAATTGGAAGTTTTAGACTGCCAGATTTTGGCATTACTGAAAAGATATCGGATGTTTCAAATCAAGTTAGAACTGGACAAGGCGGTTCTGATTTAATTCCAAATTTACCAACCCCAGGCAATTATAACTATAATCCAACTTTAAATAAAGCATTTGACCCTAATTTAACCCCACAGCAATTTGTAAATTTATTTTCTCAACCACAACCAACCAGCCAATTAAAACAGACTACTCAATCAACCACCCAATCAAAACCAACCACTCAAAAAACAACAACCACCCAACCAACCAACACAAGTGGAAACACAGGTGGTGGAGGCGGTGGTGGTGGAGCAAGAGGAATAACCGCATCAGAAGCTTTGGCAAAAGGTTGGGATGTAAATAATTTACCCCCTGGTTATTATTTAATAAGAGAAGGTGCGGGTGGAGGAGGGGATGATTATGCCAACCGAATTCGCTCCAATATTGAAAGTGGATTTAATCAGTATTTAGCTTATCTTGATAGACTTTCTGGTTTTATCCCTCAAATGCGACAGGAACAGGAAGGATATATTGGTCAACAGTTTGAAAGTATGCTTAATCAGTTAGGAACCGAAAAACAAGCAGCTGAACAACAACTTCAAACTTATAGACAAGATGTTGAAGCAAGAAAACAAGCGGGTTTGGAAGAAATTGCTCAAAACTTAAGAAATTTAATAAAGGCAACTGGTATGCAGCTTGGGGCGATGGGGGCTGGTTCTTCATCCGCCGCCCAAGTTATTGCCCCTTATGCTTTAGCCAAACAAGGCTCAAGAGCACAAGCACAAATAATTAAAGGAGCTAATGAACAGTTGGCAGAACTTGATAGAAAAATGATAGATGTTCAAAAAACATATGACACTCAAAAACCACAGATAGAGCAATGGAGAGCAGAAAAAATGGCAGAGATTGGTAGAATTTACAACGACCTTAAATTTCAAATAGAACAAGCAAAAGCAAAAGCTCCGATTGACAAAATGAATGCTTTAAATAATCTCGATTACGCCTTGCTACAAAATGCTTTACAAATGGCAGACTACTATGAGAAAACAGCCAATCAGCATATAATGTGGCTTGATCAATGGGTTAGGGATAGAATTTCTCAATTACAAAATTTTAAAATTCAGCTATCCCAGTCAGCAAGCTTTAATCCAGTAGAGTTAACCTATGATGCTTTGCGAGGATTGCAAGGACAGCCTCAAGCCTCATACGAATTTTATAATCCAGTTTTAATCCAGCAAATTAGAAAAAGATTGGGATTAGCTCAATAAAAAAATAAATATGGACGAGCTAATAAAAAGGCTAAAAAAAGCCATTTCTGATTTTAAAGCCAAATTTACTGATGATGAGGGATTTTTTCAGCAAGGAAAACCAACATTACAGCCGATAAAACAAGCAATAACAAACTGGGCATCACAGCCTCAAAATTATCAGCTGGCTAATACTTTGACTAATATTCCACAGGCTATAAATACAGGCTTGTCTAATATAAAAACCAATATCGAAATGATTGCTAATCCCCAAACAAGAACGGATTGGTTTAGGGGTTTTACACCGCAAATACCACAGCAAATTAGCCAGCCGATATCAAATTTAAAACAAAATATTTCTTTGCTATCAAACCCGCAAACAAGAGAAACATTTTTGAAAGGATTTACTCCGAATATCTCACCAGAAATAACACAACCAATTCAAAGAACAGTAGACTTTTTAACTAATAAAAACTACGCTGATGCTTTGCTTAAAAATGCCACGCCTAAAAATCCTATTTTAAAATGGTTTTATAATCAGTTTATTTACAATCCAGAGGAAAAACAACTTTTTCCAACTGGTCTTATTGCTAACCTTAATGAATTAGCAAAAGCGGAGGAAGATTTTAAAAAAGGAAAAATATCAAAAAAAGAATTGGAAGATATAAGATTTAAAGCATACTCCAGTCCAGTTTTTGCTTTAACAACACCGCTAAAGCCAGTTGAAAAAGAAAACTTAAGAATGGTATCACAAGCAGTCAAACAAGGTCGTATTACAGCCGAGGAAGGACAGGCAATCTTGGAGGAATTAGCAAAACAGGGGAAAGAGGTTAAGATAAAAGGACAAACCACTCCCCCACCCAAAACTTCACCAGTAGGGGAGAGTAGGGGAGAGGTGGGAAAAATTAAAATAAAAAGCGCAACAAAGCCACAAACAGATGAGTTTTTAAAGGGATTGGAAGATGATATGAAAAAACTTCAAAGTGAGCCACCAAAACCACCCCCACCTCCTGAACCTTTAAATTTAGGACAAGGGGGAGTAGGCGATAAAGCAAATATTAACGTGGCTTTAAATCTTGATAGATTTAAACAAAGGCTTATTCAAGCCCTAAACAACATCAACGCCGCAAAAACAGAAGGAATAAAGATAGGGTTAAAATTTAAGGATTTACCAAAAGATATATCACCAGAAGATGCGATTAAGTTTATTGAAAACCCAAAAAACGCTCCAAAAAAATTAGAACCATATTTAAAAGAAGTAAGAGAGGTTTATGACCAACTATATAACCTAGCCCAAAAAGAAGGGATTGATATGAACTATGTAAAAAACTACTTAACCCATATTTGGGACAGACCACAAGAGGAAGTTGCTCAACTTTATAAACAGTTTAAAACCAAGTTTAAATTTGCCAATGAAAGAGTTTTGCCAACGTATGAGGAAGGGATAAAAATGGGACTTAAACCAAAATACACTCACCCAGCTCAAATTATTGCTGATTATACATCGAAACTAAAACAAACAATTGAGAAAATAAGGCTTTTGAGGGATTTGGAAAAAGAAGGCTTTTTGGTGGCAAAAAAAATTCCTGGCTTTGAACCAATAACCGTTTCGGGAATTGAGCCAAAACCAAAAATTATTGGGGAAAATAAAATAAGAGAAGGAGTGTATTATGCTCCACCTGAAGTAGCCGCAGTTTTAAGGCGAGCCTTTGGCGAGCAAGGACCAAGACCTTTTTCTTTATTAGCAAAAATAATGTCTATATGGCAGGATATAAAGTTATCCGGTGGTATACCAGGAACGCCATTAAACGCTTGGACCTTTGGGCAGGTGATAAAAGAGTTAATGGCGGGAAGACCTATTCATGCCTTAAAAGCAGTCTTGTACTCAATGAAAAAGGAATGGGCTAACAGATATTTTCAAAAGAATATAGATAATATTTTAGCAATGCAAAAAAGAGGAATAGAGTTATCAACCTCATTAAGTTTAGAAGAACTTACTGGAGTAAGAAATATAGGGGAGATTTTTAAAAAAGAAGGAATAGGTGGTGTGTGGCACGCTTTGGTTAATGACCCAACCTTCAAAAGATTTGCCCCAATACTTCAAATTGATTTTTTTTCAAGAATGAGAAGGGAGTTAATTAAAAAAGGCTATAATGAAGAGTTGGCCGCCGATATTGCTGCAAAAGCAACTAAAAACTTTTATGGGGTAGTTGATTATGGGGTAAAGGTTTTAAGAGATAAAAACGTAGAGGATTTAATAACAACTGTTTTTCTTGCACCAAAACATAGAGAAACGGTTTTAAATTTTATGATAAACAATATCAAAGCCTTAAAAAACCCATTATCTCCAGAAAATATCTACAACACTCGTTTTATCATTGGTACAGTTTTAACTTATTTAGCATACGATAAGTTAAATAGAATGTTAAATGGAAGAGGATTAGCCGAAAATCCGCCAGGGACAGAGGATAAACTTTTAATCCCAGTTTCAAAAATAACAGGAAATGAAAATGATAAGACGGTAATTGGTATTCCAATTGGACCAAGTGTTTTGACTTTACCAAGAGCAGGGGTAAGAGCGGTTTTGAGATTGGCAAAAGGAGACGTAAAAGGAGCGGTTGGGGATGTTGTTTCAACTGCCGCTTCTATTGGATTAAAAACTATTGGTGATATTGCGATGAACTCTGATTATTTTGGAAAACCTATTTATGATGAAGGGGATGATTTACCAACTGCTACTAAAAAAATAGCCCAATATTTATTTACCCAAACCCAGCATCCTTACATAGCAGAAATTCTTGACCCAAGAAATCAAAATGACCCAGTCTATCAAAGACTTTCAAGAGCAATGGAGCTTCCTTTACGGTTTTATACCGAAAAATCATTAAATGCCAGATACTTTTTTCAATTTCAAAATGAAGTATTAAAAGAACTTAACGCAAAAGAAAAAGCAGCCTATAACTCAATCCCAAAAATAGATGAGAAAGACCCTCAAGACCCAAACAGACGGATTTTAAAATATCAAATTTATTTAACCTATCCTAAAGTTTTTAAAGCCAAGCAGGCAATTGAAATAGCAATGGCTCAAAAATTAAACAAAGAAATAGACCCGTTATATTTAGTTGATTATGAGACGGCTAAAAAATATATGCGGTATGAGACATTACCTGAGGGCTCACCCGAAAGAAGAGCAATGACCAATGTTTTTCCAGAACTAAAAGTTTTATTTGAAAAAAGAGGGGAGTATTTTAAAAGAAACCCAATACAAGAGGATGGACAAAAGTTAGCAATGACTATGCCTCAACCATCAGAAAGTGTTAAAAAGAAAATGGAGGAAAAAAACTGGAGTGATCCTGAAGTAAAAGACTACTTAAATGCTTTAAGAGAGTGGCAAAATACTCAAAGAATAAAGTTGGGACTTCCATCCCTTGACCAGTATGGCAATATTGAGGGAACAAAGGGCTTTTTCTTTGGTGGTGGAAAAACAAAAAAAATAAGAATATCACTTAAACCACCAAAAACAAAAAAAATATGAATCAGACCAAAGACGGTTAAAATATCAAAGATTAAAGTTAGCCCAAAAATAGCCAAGATAAGTTTAAAAAATATTAAAAGCAAGGTAAAGAAGCCAAAAATAAAAATATTGACAAGTTAAAAAAAGAAGTGTATTATTTTATTAAAAGTTAGTCTTTCCCGTAATAAACGGGAGGTAGACAGGAGATAAGTTCTCCTGTTTTTTTTGTATATGACACTATCCGAAATCTTAAAAAAAATCCATCTTTTATACGAGGGGGACATTGATTACCCGGCCGAGGGGACTGAGGATTATGAGTTAAGAAAAGGACTGGTAAATGCAGCAATAGATGTTTGGGAGCAAGAAAACGTTAGGTGGAGAGAGTTATTTAAAAACTTATCTGATGCAACAGATGGAGATAAAACAGCAACTTCTTCTACCACAACTTATTCAGTGCCGTCCGATTATCGCTTTATCTCATCTTTTTTATATATTCAAGATGCAGATGGGAATAAAACTTACTATGTTTATAAAAGACCAGACGATGTGATAAAAATAGATAAATTAAATAGTTCTTCTAAATTCTTTTATGAGACAGGCGGCGGCTTATCTAAAAAAATTAATATTGTTAATCCAGTAAACGGAACCATTCACTACTCTTACTACAAAAAAGCCAAAAAACTATCAAACCCAAATGACGTTGCCGAGATGTTAAACCCTGATTTTATTGTTTATTGGGTTTTAGCGCAATTATATGAGCAGGATTTGCGAAATGACAAAGTGGCTCAATATCAAGCCTTAGCCAAGCAGGCTTTAGATTATATGATTATTGAAAATGAGACAAAACCATTCAATCAAAGTTATAATTTAGCCGAGCTTGATTACGAAGGCGGCTTTGTTTTTGGGCGATGATAGTTTCAAAACCTCAACAGACAAATATTAAAACTTGGTCAATTAAAATTGACAACTTTAGGGGTGGCTCAAACACCCTTATAAATCCTGGACGTTTAAAACCTATTTTTTCACCTGATATTAGAAATCTTTATCAAGTGCAAGATGGGATTTGGAAGACAAGACCAGGAAGAGCATATTATGGACAACCAATCCCAGGAGCAGCTAATATAGACGGAGCAACCGAATTTGACAACGGAGGAACAAGAGAAATTATTGCTATTGCTTCAGATGGCTATGCCTACAAATCAACCGATGGTGGGAATTGGACAAAAATTTCAAACACTATTACTTTTACTCCAGGAAAAAAATATTACTTTGCTCAAATTGGTGGAAAACTTTTTATAGGAAACAGTTGTGAAAGACTAACCGTATATGATGGAAATACTCTTACACGATACAACCCATTACCCGACCCAACCTCTGCCCCAACTGGGACACGGGTAGGATTGACCTCAGGCGCATATAACAATTATTATAGAATTGTTGCGATAAACAGAATTGGAAATACTAATCCTTCACCATCGGTAAATGTCACAACTAATAAACATAGAGATAATTGGGACACCTCAAATTATGTTGCTTTATCTTGGACGGCTATACCTGGGGCTAATGGTTATCTAATATACTGGGGACAATTTAATGAAGAAGAGGTTTTAATCGCAGAAACAACAAACACTAATTTTAACGACTACGGAAACGTCACCTATCCTGCCAACATTTATGTTGAGACACCGGATGATAACACAACTGGTGGACCAAAATTAGGCTCTTTGGAAATCTCGCAAAACAGACTTTGGGGAACAGGCGACCCTGATAATGAGTATCGAGTATATGCAACAGGAACTGGACAATATTTTACTAATCCAGCGTTTTCCCCTTTTTATGGCGGGGTTTGGATTGATTTAGAGTTGGGTGGGAAAAATAAACCAGTTGCCGTTGCCCATTACAGAACTGGTAAAGGAGACCCAATTATTACCGTTTTATGTAGGTCGGCTGATGGAAACGGAACAATTTTTCAAGTTGACTTAACAACGGTGACAATTGGGGATGAGACAGCCGTTGTCCCTGCTGCCTATAAACTGGTTGGGGCGGTTGGGGCAGACGGGGCAAAATCAGTGGTAAAAGTTTTAGATAACATCTTTTTTGCCAATAAAAAGGGAATTTTTGCTTTAAGAAATAAACAACAGATGTTTAATGTTTTGTCAAATGATGATATGACAGCTCCCATAAGAAATCAGTATGAGAACATCCCTTCTCAATATGTAGAAAATATCGTTGGATATTACAATCCACCAAGAATATATTTTTCAATTCCCACAGGCTCAAATGAGTATAAAATTGCTATTTTTGATATGGAAAGAAACAACTGGACTTGGTATTGGGATTTTGGGGCAAAAGACTTTTTTGAGTACACCGATAGTAGCGGGGTTACCCACTTTTTGATAGTTCCACCAACGGGAAACCGTTTAGTTGAGTTGTCAGAAAGTTATACTTCTGATTTTGGCAGTTATTTTTACCAACTTTACACCTCCCCTCTTATTCCCATTGACAAAGACTATAGAGTTATTGCTAAAATAAAAGAGGTAATATTAGAGTTAGGAAGCTTTAGAGGCGGGCTAACTATTGAGGTGGTTGGAGTTACGAAAAACGGACAAATATTAACGCTTGCTTCAGCCACCGTCTCCTCAACTTTAGGCACGTCTGGTTGGGGGGATGACTTTTTTTCAGATACGCTTTTCTCCGATACCAACGATACTCCATCTGTATTTGTAGCCGATGTTATTAAAAAATATTTAAAAGTAAATAAAAAGCTATATGCCTTGCAAATTAAAATTTACTCAACCACAGCAAATACTGTTTTTGAGTTATTAGGTTTGCAGGCTTGGGGATTTGCGATGTTGAAACGCAGTCCTTCAAGCTGGAAAATTAATTAAAAGTTTAATTTAAAAATATGGGACTATACAAAGCAAAAGAGGTTTGGACAGGAACACTAGCATCATCGATCCCTGATGCGACAACTACCTCTTTTACCTTAACCTCATCATCAGGGCTGACAAACGGTGAAACTTATGTTTTTACAATTGATAGAGTAGATGTAAATGGCACAAAAACACCAAATAAAAAAGAAGTAATTATCGGTACTGTTTCTGGTTCAAATGTAATAGACTGCATAAGAGGGGTTGAAGGAACAGCACAGGCTCACTCGGCTGGGGCGATTGTTGAAATTCTTTTTACCGCAAAACATTGGAATGATTTTATTGAAAGTTTCAAAGCCCAACACCGAGAAGACGGCACTCACTCCAAAATTCAAGGACTTGATAACAATCAGGCTATTACTCAAAAAGACAATAATGGAACGGAAAGAAGTATCGCAAAAATAAATGCCTCTAATATTTTAGAGATTGGTGATAGTAATTTAGCAGGACAACAGTTTAATACCCCGCTTGTAAATAACACAGCAATTAAACAAAAAGACAGTGATGGGACGGAAAGAAGCATCATAAAATTAAATGCTTCTAATATTTTAGAAATTGGTAATAGTAATTTAGCAAATGTAAAAATTATTTCACCAACAGGTAGTGGATTTACAGGGGTTGATAATTATCCAACGATAGTAGATTTAACCAATGCCACCTCCGATTATGATTTACAAATTGGTCAAAAAGCAATAATTAATTTTTCAAACAATACTTCAAAGCCATTAAGAATAGCAACAGCTAATGGGAGGATTTATAAAATGTATTTAAATGTTTCTAATGATTTTTCAAATTCTGGAGCGGATGGTAGTGTTTTTTTACAACCAAATAACAATACATATACAAACTCTTTTTATAATACTGCGATATATAGAAACAGTTCTGGGCTGTTCAGTAGTTATCAAGCAACCTTTAATAGTTTTAGACTTGGTTATGGTTTTATTTTTAATGAAATTCATATTCAAAATTTTACAACGGCTAAATTATTAAAATTAACAATTTTAGGCTGGGGTTATTTAACACATTTTCCTTTATTAGAAATATCTGTTTCTGCTTGGAACGATACAACTACCGCCTGGACATCTTTGGGGACTTTGTCTTTTCCATCATCAACCAGTGGTAAGGTAATAGTTGAGAGATTGGCTTAATATGGAACAAAAACTAAAAGATTTTATAAACAAATGGATAAATAAGGGTGGCGTTGGCAACACGCCACAAAACAAAGGGCAGTGTGTTGGATTGGTTAATGTCTGGGTAAGTGAATTAGGTTTAGACCATATTTGGGGAAATGCCAAAGACTTGTGGAAAAACTATAACCCTAAACAGTTTGACTTTGTTTTAAATACTGCCGATGCTTATCCTTTAGCAGGTGATATTGTTGTTTGGAATGAGAAAATGGGTGGGGGGTATGGACACACAGCTGTCGCCACCGGTGTTCACAAGACAGAGGGAAAATCAACTGATTGGTTTGAGGCTTTTTCTCAAAACGACCCGTTTGGCTCTCCTTGTGTCTTAAAAAAATACTCATATAAAAACGTTATTGGCTTTATCAGACCCAAAAAAGAGTTGGTGAAATTAAATGATTATTATTTAGGAATTGATTTAAAGAACAAGGAAAGTGTTAAGGTATGCGTTGAGATGTGGCATAGGGTAGTTGTAAAAAAAGAGTTTATTGAAAAAAAAGAAGTTGAAAATAACTATGTCTTAAAATCAGAATACCAAAACTTACAAAATCAATTATCTCAAAAAGATGAGACAATTAAAAATTTAAACCAACAGATTAAAGATTTAAATGCAAAAAACACACTTATTAATGACGAAAATAGAAGGCTTCAAGACCAATTAAAAGATTGTCAGACCAAACTAAATGAAATCGATGAGACTTTTAGCAGTAATCAAGAAAAATTGATAACATTAACTCAAGAGTATAACCAACTAAAACTTGACTATGAGAATGCTAAAAGAGATTGGGGATTGAAAGAAATTAACTATCAAAAACAAATCAAAACTTTACAGACGAAATATGATGCGACTAAATCAAACATTAAAAAGTTGTTAATTGATTATATTTTTGGGAAAAAATAGTATGACAAAAACAAATAAACTACCACCATATTTTCAAGAATATTTAGACGAGCGTTTTAAACGCCTTGAAGATAATGTGAATGAAATTAAAGAATTGTTAAAAGGAGATGGTAGTGAAGGGTTGGTTGAAAAGGTTGAAAAACACGATAAATGGATTGAGGGTTTTGAGGTAAAGATGGGGATGGTTGCTACTATTTTAGGAACTGTTTTTGCTTTAGCCTTTTCTCTTGTTAAAGATATTATCACTAATATATTTAAGTTTAGATAACTATGATTACAGGAATAAAAGAGAATAAAAAATTTGGATTTTGGGTTGTTTATAAAAACTATAACAAACACGGATTAACTGATGTAAGAGAATACTTTACTAACAAAAATGACGCTGAAAAAAGGCTTTTAGAGTTAAAAGTTAAATAAAAAATATGAAAAAATCACCAATTTTGGAAGCCATAAAAGAAGCAGGACGATATTCCGTTTTTATGGCAATATCAGTTTTTGTTTCAATCCTATCTCAAAAGTTAGCAAATATGCCACAAAACGATACAATGATTGTGTTTTTGACTTTGGCTTTAAGAGTAGTGGATAAATATTTACACGAAAACAATAAAGAAAAAAGAGATGAAGAAATAAAACCATCAGGGTTATTGCCATTTTAAATTTTTATGTCAGAAAGATTTAAGCCAAAATTACCTTTAAAAGAAATTACTACTTTTGCCCTTTCTTCTCTTGCTTTATATAGTATTTCTTTATTAGCCTTCCCAAAGGAATTAAAAAAACGAGTAAGAGAAGAACAAAAAGGGGTTTGTGCTGATTGTGGAGAAAAGCCAAAAAAATTAGAAATTCATCATATAATACCTCAAAGTATGGGAGGACCAGATACAAGAGACAACGCCGTTGGTTTATGCCCAGACTGCCACGACAAATGGGATGAGTTAGCAAAACAAGGAAAGTTTTTTAAAAAGAAAAAATAATCTATGGAAAAATATCGACCAAAAATTTTAGAACCACCAAAAGAAAAACCAACGAGGTTGAATGAACTTCAAGCGTATCAAAGGGTCTTTGAAAAAATGCTTTATGAAGAAGAGACGCCGGATGTTGGAAAAAGGTTTTTGAGGCTTTTGGCTGAAGTTCACGAACTTCAAGAATTTAAATCAATTCCAAATCTCAAAGAAGAACTTGAAACAAACGCACCTTTAAGACAAGCAATAGCAGGTGAAATAGTTGATGTTTTAATTTTGGGGATTAATGTTTTAGACCATTTAGGTTTTGATGCAGAAAACAAGATTTTAGAAAAGATGAATATTAACTTTTCAAAATACAACGCTTATAGATTAAATTATTGGTTAAGTCAAGGATTGTCAAGAGAAGAAGCAATAAAAAGATTGAAAGAAGAGTGGAATGAGGCTTTTTCAAAAGATGAGTATGGGAATACTGTTTTTAAATAAGATTAAAAGTTAAAAACTAAAAAAAAATGAAAAAAAACAATAACACCGACCGCTACTGCCCATATTGTCGTCAAAAGGAGGTTGTTTTTAAGAAAGTTTATAAAGTTGGAGATGTTTTGCTTCGCTCCCCCAATCAATTTTATCTTTGTCAAAACCCCAACTGTGTTTTTTACATTCCAATAAAAACCCATAAACTCAATAAATCTTTATTTGATAGAGATTTTTATTATGTTAAATCAAGCCTGTGGTAAAATGGGAAAACATTTTAAGCAGAGAGGGTGTAATGAAGATTTTAAGAATTAGTCCAGCCACCTATAAACGCTGGCTCAAAGATGGGTTTTTAGCAAAGATTAAAAGAAAAGTAGGAAATAGATTTTTGTTTGATAAAGAGGAGTTGTTAAAAGAGATTGAGAAAATGCCTGAATTATAACTTTTTATTTTTAAAATACTCATCGCTTATTCTTTTTTGTAAAATTTTTAAATTTATTAAATACCTATTTCTTATTATTTGGCTTGTATGTATATCATTCCCATCTTCTGAGCAAGGATGCAATGAGCCAAATAAAAACTTATTTATTTGAACAATTTGACCACAACGACTACAAACATTATATTCTTTTTTTCTTTTTTTTATAAATATGAAAATTGTTAAAATGGTTAAAAAAATAACTAAAATTAACATATATTTTTACATAAACTTATAACTCCTCCGTATCCTTCCAAATTACTCTTTGCCCATCTATTGCCTGTGTCTTCCACTTTGAATATGGCTCTTCATTAACATCAGCCAAATAATACTCTCTAATTAACGGCTTCCAAATATACTTTTTTCCACCTCTTTTTACTTTTAACTTTCGCCAAGCAAATAAATAGGCGGGTTGGTCGGTGTCAAGCCAGTAATTTAGAATTGGATTTTCAACCATCTTTTTATGATGTTTTTGAAAATTATCCATAGTAGTTGCTTGAATACCGCAGACAGAGTGTCGAAAGACAGCAATCATATCAAAAAGATTAAAGAGGTCAACTGACTTTTTTGAGTATTTATTCCAAAACTCTACATTGCCAACGATAGCTCCTAAATCTTTTAAATAATCCCTTGTTTTTTGTTTGATGTTTGTTTTCATATTTTTCAGTCTCTATTACAATAGAAACTGAATTAACTTTCAATTCCTATTATAACAGTGGCTCTTGGGAGGCTCGAACTCCCATCTTCCCCTTCTTTTCTCCTGCTGTTGGGATTAGAGACCCGTCATCAGCAGATGACGGTTTTGGGGAAATGTTTCCACCAGCAACACCAAAGAGCCTTAAAACTAAAAAAACCTTGTATTTCTTAAAATTAATAATGTTGCTATTGCTCCGATTAAAAACCAAAGCATTTTTTCAAGTGGTGTCATAGTTTGACTTATAACAAGTTATTTATTGTTTTTAACTTTTAACTTATTTTCTCCTCTCCTCAATTTATTTCTAATGAAGGTGGGAATATTTAACCAATCCCCTTCATTTACCACCATCACTTTTCTGGGTGGATACTTAGTTTTTGCATACCCTTTTCTTTCAACCTCAAAACTAACTTTTTTCCACTTAAAAGGAAAGCCTTCTTTTATAAGGCGGTATATCACTTTTGGATGAAGATTGTATTTTTTAGCCAGTTGTGGGACAGTTAAGTATGTCATATTATTTTCTTCTCCTTAAAAAACTTATAAATCTCATATCCTAAACCATCAATAAAATCCCTTGCTTCATCAATCATCTCATTATAAAACCACTTCATTGCCCAGTCGGTGTTTACCCCGTCATAATGAATAACGTATATCTTTTCCACTGGTAGTTTTTGAGATTGACAAAGTAAGGTATAGATTGATAATTGGGAACTGGATAAGTAAGAAACGGATGGGATTTTACCAGTCTTTAACTCATATATCACCCCTTCATCATAAACATCTATCACTCCAACTAAATCCCACAACTCGTTATATTCTATTTGTATTTTTAACTCCGATTTTGGATTTTTTAACTTTAATCCCCCAAACTCTTTTGACAACTTATTTAAAGTTTTAACCACATCCTCATTTTCTTTATGTTTCTCTTTTCCAAACTCTATTTCTTTGCTTACAATCTCTTTTAATCCAAGATAATAATTTACGGCATCATCTACTCTACCCCGTCGCCAAAAGTCCAAAAGTGTATATGACAACCTTAACTTCATACTTTTTCTTCCAAACTTTTAACCTCGTCTTTTAATCTCAAAGACAAACTTTTTTCCCTTTCTTTAGCAACTACTCCTTCTGGCAACTCTCCGTATTCTTTGACATAGTTGTCAATCGCTTCCGTGTCTGGTTTTTCGTAAACCACTATTCTATAAAACCCTTGTGCTTTTTGTGGGTCTTGAATTTCGTATTTTGCCCCGTGATAAGAGTAAATTGCTTTTACCATTCTTCCCTCAACCCCCTTAAAGTTGGGTAAAATACTTTCCCCTGCTTGTTTTATTTGCTCTTTTACCCTTTCAATTGCCTCATCTATTTTCTTTTTAATCTTTAATAACTTTACCAACTCCTCTTCTGCTTCTTTTTTAAAAACTAATTTACCTCCCTCTTCTGCTAATTTTGAAATCTCGTCTGGATAAATAACTATTTGATTTGTCATTTTTTCTTTAAAGCAACTGTTAATATGTCTGATGCTTGCTTCATAGTTAAGTTATCTACATTTCCTTTAAAATCTATTTTTTTTGCTTTTATTAACTCTCTAATTGCATGTTTTTGTTTTTCAGTTGCCGGCTGGGTTTCTTTTGCTAATTTATCAAATTCAGCAATTTTTCTTTTTTCAGCATTTGTATAAGTTGGTTTGACCGAGATAGCATCATCATCCTCATCTGCCGTCATTATTCCAAAAGCATTACAAAAAGCATACCTTTTTGCAAATGTTAAAGCAGAGGCATATTTTTGTGGTTCAGACATATATCCTTCTTTGTCAATCCCAACCTCAAATGAAGATTGTTCACTATGTCCTTCAATATGTCTTACAATACAAATTGCTTTTACTCTATCTCCTATAACCTCGCTGTTTATTTGATAAGAAAAATTATGTTTTTTAATTAGATCTTTAACTTGTAATACTATATCTTCAAGAGGTGCGTATGTGTATCTAAGAGTGCCATCTTTGTTTCTAACTTGTCTTGTTTTTTTAATTGGTGGCAACTCACTTTGAAGTTCTGCCATTTCTCTAAAAAACTCACTTTTTGCCCACTCTTCTTTTAATTCTTTTCTCATAGCCAATAATCTTTCCATCGTTCCAACATCTACTTTTGCGTTAATGGCTTTTTCGATTAAAGCCTCAGGTGAAAAAGCCAAGCCTGTTTTTGTGATGCTTTTATTATCTGCCATATTATTTATTTCTAACTTTTAACTTTTAATTAGGTTGATAAATTTTCTTCTCTTCTAATCCAAACTAAATCAATCTTATAATGTTTAATTAAAGATCTTAAAATCAAAATAGATAACTTTAATCTTTCTTCTTTTATATTCCAATCTTTTAAAATTGAATTTATAACGAATTGACTGTCTGATTTTATTATTTTTTTATTTGTTCTTATTGCTTCGCAAATAGCGACAAACAAAGCAAAAATTTCTGCTTCTTGCGAAGTGTTTTGGTTTGAGTTAAGATAAAGTTCAAGTCTTTCATTTTTTGAATGATTTACTTTGGCTACTGCTTGTCCTCTTGCTAAAAATTGATTTATATTTATCAATCCCCCATCACAAAAAATTTCATTTTTTTGCATATTATTTGTTTTCAAAATAACTATTAATCAATTTTTCTGCTTCTTTTAAATATGCTTTGTATACTCCAGTGGAGTATACAACCCAAGGATTAAATCCTTGCTCTTTATATATTTGATAAGCCACTTTTACGTTGTCGAAGCAGTCATCCCATTTACCACCGAACTTATCAAACCTCCATTGGTGTAAAGGAAGGTGAATTTGCATTAAACCATAGTCATTTGTTTTTGATACTCTTTGACAATTCAACCCGCTTTCTGCCATTGCAATGGCATAGGCGGTTATATCTTTGCCAAAGTAAATATATATTGCCTCAAGTTCAGGTCGAAACTCTTTTCGGTTCTCAACCCTATGTTGGGATGCCAAAATTTGCCCAAATTTTGCCTTTTCCTGCGATTTTTTTGTTGGTTGCCTATAGGGATAGCCTTCGTTTCTTTTTATGATTGGAGATTGGAATTTAATTATAATCGGAGTTTGAATTGTATAATTAGTCCAAAACTTATAATTTAGATATTCAAAAAGAAGAAAAAGAATTAAGAAGATTAAAATTTTGGTTTTTAAATTTAATCCTTTTTTTTCAAAATTAATTTTTTTTATCATATATTAAGCAGTCCTTTGGATAAAAAATATATCCAGAGGAATTTTTAATAACTCTTCTTTGCTTAAAATTTTACCTTCAGGAAGTCTTTCCCTTGGCACAAAAGCCAAGGCTTTGTCTCCAATTTCAAAAAATATTTGAATACGATTAACTTCTACTTTAACACCCAATAAGCCACTTATCATTTCCGCCGTTGCTTGATGGCCAACGGCTGATATAAATTTTTTTGGAATAAAAAATTTTGCTGTTTCCAGGTCTATTTTTTTTATGAAGAAATTAGCGTTTTCCCCTTTGAAAGGGGTAATCAGAGAGTTTAAGATGAAGAAGTTTTTAGAAGAAGAAATTTTGTCAAAGAAGAAGGTAAGTTGACCTCTTGCTCCATCTAAAACCTCTTTCAATTTTTTATCAAATTCTTCTTCGCTTTTAAATTTGAAAATTTCTAATAATTTATCTTCAACTTCTATTCTAAACAAACTTCTCACGATCTCTTCTCCCAAATCGTTAAATGTTAAGAATTTTTTTATGAAAAATTTTTTCATATTTTTTAAAAAATTAAATTTATAACTCTGGTTCAGGTTCGTAATCATTGTCTTCTTCGTAATAATTACAAGTTGGTGAAACACATTCCCAAAACCAAGCACTACCCTCTTGACCTTGCTGAATATTTCTTTGAAATTCTAACTCCATATAGCTTCCGCATTTTGGACAGACTTTTGGTAAATGTTGAACTGACATATTATTTTTCAGAAAAACTTTTAATAAATTTATCTAATTCTTCATCTATCAGTTCAACGATAGTAATTACCTTATTTTTTTCTTCAGACGGAAGGTTTTTCCCAATTGATAACAATTCGCCAAGAAGATAATAAATTTTTGTTTGTAAAAGGTTTAGTTTTATGTCTAATGATCGCATATTTTTTATTTAACTTTTAACTAATTTCATTATTACACATTTTATACAATTTGTCAAGGGGTTTTTAATATTTGTTGTTTTAATCTTTTATCTTATTCTTCTAATAAAAACTTTATTATTTACATTATCAAAAACAAAAATGTTGGCAAAAAATGTTAAAACATCTAACTCTACTAAATCTATTTCAACCTCAAAACCATTTTCTTTATAAATA